CAGTAATTGAAGTTACATTAAGATCATCTCTAATTGAAACAGTACCTTGCCCATTAAAATTAACAAAAGTATTGCAGATTCTTCCAATTTCTGTACCACTAGAGTTTTGAAACACAGGTGCAACTCTATTTGTCGCATTTGTTTGTATCGTTGTTGCTTTAGTAGTCGTTGAGTTGACGTTAGTTGAGGTTACACTACTTAATCCAGAAATAGTTGTAGCCGAACCACCTGTGGAGATTGAGGTTGTACCTACTGTGACAGTTTGACTGACGGTGGCAAAACTTAGATTACCACTACCATCTGTCTTAAGGAATTGACCACTACTTCCATCTGCTGTTGGTAGGCTAAGAGTAAAACTACTTCCAATTGTTGCTGGAGATTTTAGACCTATGTAATTACTGCTATCAGCGTCACCAAATCTAATTTCATTTCGCTCTCTTAAAGTAATACCACTTGCATTGAATATCATTTGCTCAGTTCCACCAGAACTAAAGCCCATAACGTTGGCAGAGTTTCTAAACAAACCCATATCTGTATCTGTGTCAAAAGATATTGCAGGAGAAGAGGCACTACTAGAATCATCAGCTAAAAACTGACCCGTCATCGTTCCACCGCTTCTAGGTAATAAACCTAAATTTGCTTGATCTATATGACCAATTTCAGTAAAACCAGCATTACTAGAGTTTCTTATTTTCCAGATATTTGAATTACTGTTTAAAAAAGTCATTCCAGCTACGCATTGGGTATCAGCTAAGTCACTTGTTTCAGCACTTTGTCCCTGTAATGCTTTAAGGCAATCGTCTATATCTTCTCTTACAAGCCTTCCAGAGTTATTTTCAATAGTGAAATTACTTACAGATAATCCCATAATTTAATAAATACTTTTTTTCATGTTAGCCTCCTTTACCAAAACCAACAGCGTTGTAGGTAAAATCTCTATCAATATTACCACCACTTGAATTTTTAAAATGAATTGTAAATCCCGTTCCAGTGACATTAGTAAGCTCAAAATAATCTCCAGATGCCATTTGTTTGCTAGAAGAGTGTTGCGGAGTAATGCTAACAGAAGGTAAGAAGTTATTTAAGTTACCCAAAGCGGATGTTCCTACAAAAAAAGCATTAGTGAATGTAACATTTTTAGCTCCTAATCCAGATGCTATAACAGCCGATTGTTCTGTTCTTGAAGGCATAGTTGCTGTATATCCTGCTTGCTGTAAATTCATATTTTGTGCTGTATCTACTGTGTCTATAGTAACTCTAAACTGAAATCCTCTACCTTTAAATGTTCCATTAGCAAAATCGTTAAAAGATGTATAAGTAGGTGAGCTACTAGGATTATCTGTTGTGGTTCGCACAGCCATCTTTGCATTTACATCATTAGCAATAGTTCCATCAAAATCTGTCCAAGTATCTATATTTTCTGTTCTATTATCAAACTTATCTCCAACATAAAAACCAACTCCTTGAAAATGTCTTTTTAAGACAAGTGAGAATGTACCACCAAGATCAAGAGTATCTACGAAATCATAAGTGCCACTAGCATTTGCTGTTGGATCTGTAAGTTTCAATCCACCAATAGAAGAATCAAAAGTAAGATTTGATTTTGTTCCGTTATATGGTGTTCCGTCTGTATCTTCTCGATCAGTTTTGACAGTAATAGAATCTAAAATATCAACAATAGATAAAGCTACACTTGCTGCATTTGCACTAAATCTACCGCCATCGTCTTGAAATTTAAGAAGATAAGTACCAGCTAAAGCAGGAGCTATAACTTCTGTTACGTTTCCTGCTGCTGCTTCAATAACATCTTGAGCAGATTGGAATGTAGCTGCACCACCAGTTTGATTTGTATGTCTTACATAAACCCGACCTCCGTGAAGAACATCTATAGCAGTTGCCTGTGTAAATCTTAGTCTTACAAACTGTTCATTAATAGGTTCAATAGTAAGTCCAGAAACATCCTCTGGTACTGCTGTTTTACCTTGAGCTACGAATGTTGTCTGTGTAAAATTAGATGATAAAACTAATCCTGCGTTGTATGAAAATACTTGAATTGTATAAATTCCTTTTACAGTATCTAAAATTTCAAAATCACTACTAAATACAATTTGAGAAACGTAATTACCATTTTCTAGTTTGTAATTAACTAAGTATTGAGTAACACCTTGTACTGGTTGCCAATCAATAATTAATTTACTTCTAGCAATACTATTTATTACAACTGTTTTTTCTGTAACTGTTAAAGCACTAGGAGGAGATGCTGGTTGATTTAATAAAGATATTGTTCTGGTAGGTAAAGAAACATCATTTTCTATAAAGGCATATTTACCCTCAACATAAGATAAAGCTGTAATTGTGTAATTTATATCATCCTCTTCTGTAACTTGGATAACCCTAAATAATTGAGTTTGCAATGTTGTACTCGATATTAGATAAGGAGAATTTGCGAGGGGTGCTGATGAAAATGTAGACTGCGTAACTTTTTCACCTTGATCGTTTATTTTATCGACACTATTTACAGTAATAACTGCTCCTGTAATATCTGATATAGTTCCAACCTCTACCGTTCCATCAGATAAAATTACACTTATTGTTGGGTTGTCATTTAGTGCTGGTAAAGTTGTTTGTTCTAAGGCATCAATAGTAATAGTTGTAGTTGTTGCAGCGACAACACGACCACCTCTTCTAGCTCCTGCTCTCACTGGATCGTTTATTTCAATAACAGCACCAGGTCTGACAACAACTCCAGAATCTATTGAGGTTGAGAAAATAATAGTTTCACTTTCATTTTGTTCAGCGAAAAGAATTGCACGGCCCAATCTAGCAGCTTGATTACGGGAGGTACACGCAAATGCTTTCACTTGCTTAACAATTGTGCCTAGCTTACTTATGGCGGTGCTATCTTCCACGACCTCAAAATCCACTTCTTTTGAATCCATGTTGAAGTAGCTGACAGAAATAACAGAATGACGTTGTTTTAAACTACTACCTTGATATGTAAATCCTGCTTCTCCTACATTAGCTAAATTAAATAAATAGCTTGATGTAGTTGGTTTGTCTTGAGATATAGTTACAGAACCAGCAGACCATATTGGCATACATCTCATAACACCAGCTAAATCATTTATTGCTGCAAATGCTTCTTTTGGACTTTGAATATTTACATTACAACTAAATCTAGCTTCTTTTGCACCTGATCCTGTTCCATCATCTACTTCTTCATTTGCATATTTACTGGCAGCTACAAAACTAAATAAATCTAAATTACTATCAGTAACATGATTTCCCAGCCCATATCTAGTGTTTGTGAGAAGGTCAAGTAAGCACATCGAAGGGCAATTTGTATAAACAGCAGCACCCATTACTCCGTTAAATATGTAGCCGTCTGGATAAACTATTCTACCAGTTGCATTATCAACAGTAGGAGTGCCAGAACTAGATGCTCCTGCTCCTGGGATTCTTACTTTTATTCCTCTAATACGATACTTTCTTGTAGGAATACGATTGAACTGTTTACTATCTAAGCGAAGAGCAACATAAGCACTATTGGCATAGCTTGAACTATTGTCTATAACTTCTTGTAGGCTGGTAAATTGAAAAGCATTTACTCTTGCTGCATCTGTGCTATCTGCTGTGACTCGAACCACTCTAACATCAACGGGGAAAGCACCCGTAACATTTATTCTATGATCTCTAGCATAAGCATCTGCTGTTCTACCGCTAACGGAGGTGCTTACAACATCTGTAAATCCACCAGAATTATATTGAACTTGTATTTTATAAGCAACAGTATCTCCTCTAATATCACCATCATCTTCAGCTACTTGTATTTGAGGCCAAGTTAAAGTAACAATAATTGCATCTACATCAGTATTAGTAACTTGTCTGGTAACAGGAGCAGAGGTAGTCACAGTAGTTCCAACCGCAGTAGGTGATCTGCTTTCAGCAGGAATGCCACTCATTGCAGTTTGGTTTGACGTTCCAAATTTTGATTTAAAAGTTACATCTTGAAAATTAAAGTCAGCATCAGCAGGATTAGCACTTGTAGCTGTTGAATTTAATATTGGAGTGTCATCAAGAAATACGTCTTTTAAACTTGCATTATCATACGCAGTTGTACCTTTTGTAAGTCCTTCTTTAGATGCACTAGCAAAACCTTCTATCTCTCCTTCAGATATTAAATCTTGAACAGTAGCAAAACTTCTACTATGTAAAGTATCAGGAGCACGATAAGGAGGTGGGGGTGGTTTTGGTGGGCCTCCAGACCCTCTGATAATTTTAGTTTTGTCTGTCATGCTTCTACCTGATTAGTGTCTATAGCAGCAGAAATCAAAACTGAGCCAGTTATGATTTCTCCATATACTATTGGTACAGGTGTACCAGCCCTTGATGTGTTTTGTACACCACTAAAACTAAATGATAATTGCGGATCTTCTTCTGAACTAAATTTTTGAGGTTCTGGTAATGGAAATAACATTTCACTCACACCAGACAATACCAAATATCCACCAACATATATAGCAGCTTTTGTTAACGCACCAGAAAACCCAGTTAGAGTACTAAATCCAGTTACTCCACTTTTAAAGCTAAAAGATATAGCAGGATTAACAATAAAAGCACCAGCAATTAAGGCAGCACCTAATAGTACTTTTCCCATACCTTTACCAGCACCACTAATAGCTGGAATAAAATGTATATCTTCCTTTCCTACAGGATATGCTAATTCACTATCATCAATATCATAATTACCAACTTTTACCTGATAATATTTAGGACTCATAAAACGTTCTACTTCTGGAAAATTATGTATTAAAAAACTTACAGCCTGAGAAACAGTATTAACTTTTATCTCGAACTCTTTATGCCCGATAAATTCTGCTAATTGTCCATATAATTTTAATTTACGAAGCATAGCGATTAAATGATGAATAACATCTCCTTCAAAAAATAATGCTACATGATTTAAAGTTGGGTGCAAAATGCTCATAAGTAGAACATCTCCATCTTGTAATTTTTCTTCTGGTCTAAGTTCTCTAAAATTAGTTCGCCAAGCACAATCTTCAAACAGAGGTTTATTATTAAATTCTTCTAATGTTGTAGGTCTTTCCCAATCTCTAAGATCAATATTTTTTTCTTGTTTATACCAATCTCTTACTAAACTCCAACAATCAGTTATACCCCATACCCATTGACGACCCAACAAAGGTGGCTTGTATCCACAAGGCTCTAAATATCCCCATTGTTCTGTTTTTGGATTAACAATATACCAAGGTAAATTGCTATCTTCGCAGCTAATTTTATCTGCCTGACTAGGATTAGGAGGTGTTATAGGGTGACTATGAACCACTCCAACTATCTCTCCTGTATTATCTGCCTTTACATAATCTTCTGGGTCGATAATAAAACATTGATGCTCTGTCATGGAAAGATTACGACAAGGAAAATACCTTTCTTTGCCTTTTATATTTAACAACAAACCACAAGATTCTTTTGGATCTTCTCGTTGAGCGTGAAGTAATGCTTTATATCTCCAACTCATTGAACAAACGTACCAATAGACGGAAATATAGACCGAGTGCACTGACGTTTAGGGATTCTGACACCAGCAAGGTCTGTAGGTGCTGCTAATTCAAATTCAACCGTTTCTCTAGTCTCTGCGGATTTACGATCTATCGCATATATTTCTTTTGGAAACTCAGCGTTAGGATCAGGAGTGCCAAAAGGATTTGCCTGTTGAGTCTGTGTGACATTTACAGTTTCCGTAATTGTATTTGGGTTATTCATTGTTATCGTATTACCCATCGCATTTCCATGAGTCGTACAGTAATACCTTACGTCACTCGGTGCAAAGGGATAAAGTGGAGTGTAGGTAACAGTTGCACCAGCACTGCCAGCTGTTCCAGAAATGGTTGTTGTTTGAACTCCTACAGAATCAGAAGTTATTTGTAGAGGGTGATTTGAATTAGAACTATGAGATTGATCGAAAATATATGTAGATCCTCTTTTCATAGTTAGCACAGGTCTTTGCGTTCCGTTGATAGCAAAAACATTAACTCCATTACCATCTTGTACAACTGTGACAGTATATGTGACAGTTTCTACGTCTGAAGGGTCGTTTACAGTTTGAGTTGTAGTTCCTGTCACTACAGTAGTAGGAGCAAAATTTACAGCGTCAATAAATTTGGCTAGTGTTCTAATTCTTGTAACTGTAGCTCCTGTAAGATCATTACCAACTGTTGTTTCATTGACCGACAAAAGTATTGATGAAATTAACCCTGTAGCATTGCTTATAGTTATTTTTGGTCTAGGTAACTGCCCTTTTTGAAAAGCAAAACCTGACGCTTCTATAGGAAACCTAAGATAATCATTACCAGCCCATACTATTTTGCCGTTTGCATCTAAGTTACTTCCAGCATGAAATCTGTAAATCGTATTCGCACCATGTAAGGCAGTGTCTAATTGAAGTGTAAATAGTTCAATAATTGCTGAAGGATTTATTGATTGTAAGTCACTAAATACTGCTGAATTTACTGACATCTTTAAGGTTCAAATACTTGTCTAAAAGTCGCTTGAATAGTAGCTCTATTTTTAAATGGTATCGACTTGTTCCATGATTCGCAAACAAACTTGAATTTAGTAGAATCTTCACCAGGTAAATAATCAACGGGAAAATCAAAGCTATCATTATCGTTTGCTCTAGCATCAAGGAAGGTTTCTATTTCATCTGCTTGCGTTTCTGAGACTTCATATTTAAATTGAAAGACTTTTGGATTTTGATGTTGTGCTAAACCAAATAAAATCCTATGTTCATAACCATCAGCGAAACGAACTGTACGAGTTAATGGTGCGGATCTTTTTTGTTGCCCATAAGTAGGTTTTATTGAGGGAAACGTAGCCATTATGCAAGTAATCCTCCTGGTCTTTTTTGCTGTATTATTTCAGATTGTACTGCAACTGAGATAAGACGACCAAGCTCTCTACCTCTATCTTCATCTCCTTCAACAGTAGATCCAGAGGCATCTACATTAACAACTATGTTTGTAGAACCACCAAGAGCATCATTTGGAATGATATTACCTGAAGCTGAAGGTCTAAATAATTCAGGCCCACGCTCACCAACGATATAACTTCCACCAGCTTTAACAGGTCCACCCTCTGCTCTAAAAATAGATCCTAATAAACCACCTGTTATAGAACCACCTCCTACGTTTCCAAAAATAGCTAAATTTAAAAACGCATCAGCCATTTTATTTAACATATTCCTCATTACATCATTTAATGTTCTCGTACCTTTAATTAAGTCTTTTATACCGTTACCCATTTCTATTTGGATCATGTCAGATAATTGCTTGAAAGGATCTATTAATGCCTTTGCATTAGCAAGAACTTGTTTTTGTAAACCTACTTGAGCTTCTAACTTTTTAATTTTTTTGCCAAGTTCATCAGTGCTCAATTTTTCATTTTCTGCTCTCGCAAGTTCTAATTCATTAGTTAAATTATCAAGTTCAAACTGTTCTTTTAATATTCCTAATCTTTCATTACTCATTGTTAATCTATTTTGTTCAATTATTAATGCTTGTTGTAAAGGTTTTATTTGTTTTTGTTCAAAAACTTGTGTTGCTAAAGTACTATCCTTCCCCGTTCCACTTGCCCCTGATGAAGTATTAGTTTTAAATTCAAATTCACTCGTATCAAACCCCAATAAATTTCGATACATATTTGCTGTTACATTTTGAAATTCTGCAAAACTTAAATTTTGTTCTTTCCGTATTCTACGAGAGGACTCTTTAACCATTTTTATAGTGTTATCAATATGCTGTTTATCTCCACCAGTGGCTCTTATTTGATCCGCTAATTGTATTTGTAAATTCTCTATAACTTTTTCTTGATTTAATTTTCTAGCAAAATCAATAATTCCAGCCAAAAATGGCCCTAAAGAATTAGCCATTAATAATGTAATTTCAGTGCCTAATTGATTAATTTCATTATTAAATTTAGTCATTTTTTCTGCATTTTCTTTTATTTGTCCCTGACTTATTCCAAATTGCTTTTCAAATTCTGACAAAAGAAGTGTTGCAGCAGAAGATGTTAAGCCTAACTTTTCTAATTCAAGTGCTAGTTTGCCTGTTGGTGTATCAACTAAACCTAATTTTGTAACTAATTTTTCTATATTTTCTGTAGGCTTTGCAAGAGCTTTTGTTAAATCATCTAAAGCACCTCCAATAGTAGTACCAGCTATAGATAATGCAAAACCAAATTGACCCATGCCAGGTATTGCTGATAAGGCTCCTCCAGCTAAGCCACCTAAACCTCCACCAATAGCAGCGGTTGGCCCTTGTCCAAATAGAAGAGGAAAACCACCACCAATAATTCCACTACCCACTGCACTTGCAGCACCTCTTCTAAGCATTTGTTGTCGTGTTAATGCTTGCTCTTTTCTCATTCGTAAATCTCTTAATCTATTACCTCTAGCTAAAAGTTGATGTTCTCTTTGCTCTACAGTTTGCATACCTGTTTGTGCTCTAAGAGCATTATCAATAGCTTTTGTTCTTCTATCGAGTGCTTGTCCATATTTATTTTCAACTTTTATTAAATTTCCTATAGCTTTAGTAAAACTTTCACTTTCAATACCCGCTTTATCTAAACGCTTTCTTGCTAAATTTACTTCTTTATTTAATTTCGCTAATTCTTTACTTCCTTGAACAGCAAGTTTTAGATTTACTGTATAGTCAGCCACTTAGAAAAATTAAAACATTTATCTCATTCTACCTCTTTTCCCTTTCAAAGCACTACCTCTTTGTGCTTCTTGTTGATGCTTTTGATAATCTTCGTGTTCAAGTTGTGCATATGCAGCCCAACCTACCATCTCT